GGATGTTCAGCATTATTATCTAAAAAGTATCCATGTACAAAATCACCTTCTTTAGGCATCATTACGGATATTACTGATGTTGCTGGCCTTGATACGTAAGCCCAAGGCAACGCTGATGTTGGTACTGCCGTTTTACTCTCTGGATGAATTCTAAAAATACGAACTTTCACCCGCAGTTTCACTGGATCAAATCTATCTTCAACAATCCCACTCCAAAAAAATGAATTGTAATCACTCTGCATAATAAATCGCCTTTTCTTGTTCTGGTGTACTAGTGAAAACTGTTTTGTTATCTTTACCAATATAATTTGAAGAATCCGTCACTGCTTCAATCACAACTTCATGCATATTTGGCTTAATGATGTGTCTTGTTGCAATAATTAAATATTTACCATGCAATGATGAATCAAAAGGATTTTCTCCATCAACCAAAACACTCTTCTTCGGTACATCTAAATCAACACAAAAACCAGATGTAATTTTAAAGTTTCCAGGTAAAACCAATTTAACACGTTTGGAAAATAAATTTTGAAAGATGGCTTCTCGTTGAAAGATGTAATTCTCAGTATCATCATTTAATGATGCTGATGTTGGATCATTTTCTTTAATGTAATCACTGTTTTTTCTATTTGCAAATGATAGATAACTTACGACTCTAGAATCATACATTTCTGTTTGAAATGTGCCAGCTCTATTTTTTATTAAAGAAACATTTGGTGCTTTATTTGCATGTTCACCGTTATCATACATCTCTTTGAATGTGTGATTATTTTCTTGCACTGTTCCTGTTAATGGGTCAAATGCAATCATTTTTCCAGCATAAACACCAGATTTAGTATTTCGTATAAAGTCATTTTGTGTAATAACTTCAAAACTTCTAGCACCAGTAAACTCTTCTGAAATGTTATCTGAAATATTCTTTACACTAAAATTAACTCTTGTTAAACTCGGAAAAGAAAATAGTGTTGACAAATTGGTAAAATTAAACCCCATTCTGTTTTCAAAAAATAAAAAACCTGGTGATTGATTATCATCAACTGCACGGGTTGCAAGCCATTGTAGAGCAACTAATGGTTCTAAAGCTGGCACAACAATTTTTCTCACACCTACAGAAGACGAGAAAATTCCTATGTTTTTAACACCCAAATAATCATTTAAAATCCTAACTGCTGCTTCAGAATACGTTGAATTGTAATAATGTTGTACTTTTTGTTGCAACGAAAAAATGTGTTCATCTGAAACAAAATGTAACACATACATTTCACTTGTTTGATTAACAGCTACTCTGTTAGATTGTTTATATACTCGAAATGATTTTTGTATCATTAAGTTATCTTCATTTTTACCAATTTTAATCAACAATACTTCCGAGCCATCGAATATTAATTGTTCTGACAATCCAACGGCATCACGAATCAGAATGTTGCCACTCATTGTATGGTTTAAAATTGAATCAAAAATGTTTATTTCTTCAAATTTATCTTTGATATCCACATAACCAATTTTAGTCACCAAAGTTAATTCGGTGATAACATATTGTGTTGTTTCTAAAATATTTAATTCTGACATTAGGCAATAGTATTTCTAAATTCTTGGTCGAAAGTTTTGACAAATTCTGGTCGAAGAATGTCTATTGTTCTTTTTTCCTCATTTGCTCCTATCTCATATTCATAATAAGATATTGAAGATTTTGTTGTAGTTATTGTAACATTAGAAGAATCATATAACGTATATACAACAGTGGATGTTGTATTTGTATTTGCGAATGTTGCAGCATCAATTATGATGGTTTCGGTTAAGTCACTACCAGACGGCATTACACGTTTTTCAGTTATGTAGTATGAATGTATATTTGATTTGGACCAAGATAATCCTGTTCCTGTGTTTGCTGTATTAGCGTATGTGACACCACGATATTTGATATCAATGTATTTTGTTAAGTCATTATAACGTAACGGCCAATCAAATTGTGGATTCTTAATATTGTTTATCGAAAGAATAATCCAATGTTTCTCAGGTGAACCATACAACTTATCAGCAATGATTTCTGGTGTTTCACCATCAGAAATATCATATTTATAATACATCGTCAATTGTTCTTTTGATGTTGCATCAATTGAAAAACGTGACATTATATTTGTCACAGTGTTTAATGATGTGTTATCATCAGACAAATAGTATGATGTTTTTGGAAAGTAATTAAAATATTTTGCCATGATTGTTTAAATTAATCGTCCAGATTCATTAATGAATTTCTCTCAGCTAGTGAATAATAATTTCGGCCGTTATTTTGTTTATCTATTTCTTGTTTTGTCATAATACGTGTTTCTTTAAATACTAAACCCATTCTGATACCAACAGGCATACCTGTTCCACCTTCAGTTGGAGTATTATTATCTTCAAAAACTTCATATGCAGCAAATCCATTTGGTGCATAATCAACATCTATAGTTGATAACACACACGTTGAAACTTTTGGTATATTAGGATTAACTGTTCCATTGTAATAAAATTCAATGTCAAATTCTGATGGAGGCACCAAAAAATATCCACCTAAACCACCAGGAGAATTACTACCTAAAACTTCTGGTGCTTGGTGAAACTGTATACGTTGAATGATGTTTCGCACTTCTTTTGCTTCTATACGATTTCTTGGATAAAACATAAAGTCAAAACGAAAACTTCTAAATTCTGGTGAAGAATATATGACTTCCATCATTGGATTAACAGTTGTTCCAGTAAATCCAGCAAACAATGCTCGTCCAGCATTACCGGTTAAATTTGCAATTGCGTTTAAAACAAATGGTGTGGCATTTTTCAAACCTTCACCTATTTTTTGACCCAAACTGGCATCACTAGACATGAATTGAGATATTCCAGAAATTCCAGCTCCAAGTAATGCTGCGTTCCCACCACCAAGTTCTAATCCAGAATAATTTTGTGATTGTGAAAATGCCAATGTGTCTGGCATATACAAAGCAATAGTATCAGTTGTTCTTCTTATTGTTCTAAATCCAGTTTTATTAAAGCTTTGCAAATTTGAAGTTAAAAATTTACCTGTTTCACTGAGAGATTCTCTGACAGTTGCATTGGTTCTATTGGCAATAGTGGATGATACTTCTGTTTTGTTAAATGCATTTATAGCATCTATTGCGGTTTTTGAAAATACTCCAGCCGTGTCGGCCGAGCCACCATTAGATTGATTCAAATCGTTTCGTTGAAGGTGAGCAGTTACCTCATCTCCAGATGGCACTCCTGGAAATTGTGTTCGCACCTGTTCATTGATATGAAACACCATATAATGACCTTTATCGAGCTCACCTAAATCTAAAGGATAACGCAGAGTGTTTGTCTTATATTTGTTTGATATAAGATTTTGTTGTGCAGTCGATTTCCTGCTCTGTGATTTAAATTGTATGTCCGTAAGCGTGAATAGTGCCATATATACCCCAAGTTATTACTCATTATTTATACCAAATGACCAGACAAACCTACAAAGGTGTATTCAAACCTAAGAACCCACAGAAATATAAAGGTGATCCAACGAACATAATTTATCGTTCAAGTTGGGAAAAGATGGTAATGAAATATCTTGATGATAATCCGGGTGTAATTTGGTGGGGTTCTGAAGAGTTGCCCATTCCCTACAGAAGTCCAATTGACCAAAAAATGCATCGTTACTTTCCAGATTTCATCGTCAAGGTCAGGCGGAAAGACGGTCTGGTGATTAGGTTAAGCCATACTCACAAACGAAAATGCCAGTGCAAAAACGCAAGACTCAGAGGTTTATCCAAGAAGCGGCAACATATGCGGTAAACCAAGAAAAGTGGAGAGCTGCCGATATTTTTTGCCGAGAACATGGGTGGCAATTTCAAATCATAACTGAAAAAGAACTAGGCATCTAGTATAAATACGGCATGGCTTATTTAATAGATAGAATTAATGCATCCCTGCAAAAAGAGGGATTAACACCACGCACTCGAAAGTCACGTGATTGGCTTCGTTCGAAAGTTTCGGATTTAAAACCATCGAAACAATCGTTAATGAATGACATGACCAGATTGAGAGAGGGCACAATTATTGGAAAAATGTACTTTTACTTTTATGATCCGAAAACGAAGGATTCGTTGCCATATTACGACAGGTTCCCATTGGTTTTACCAATAGAACGTTACCAAGACGGTTTTCTAGGGCTGAATCTACACTACATTCACCCAAAGCAACGCATCATTCTTTTAGATAAACTAAGTGATTACGCCAATAATAACAAGTATGACGCATCGACAAGGTTACGATTAACGTATCAAACTTTGAAGGCTGCATCTAAATTGTTCGAGGCACAACCTTGCATTAAGAGATATCTGTTTAACCATGTTCAGTCAAGATTCCTGGAAATTTCAGCAGGTGAATGGGACATTGCTGCGTTATTGCCAATGGAAAGTTTTGTTGGAGCTTCTACAAACAAAGTATATTCCGACTCAAGAAAGAAATTCTAATGTCATTCGCCCCAAATTTATTCTTGTCTAACATTAAGGCAAAGGATGGTCTTGCTAGACCAAATCGTTTTCAGGTAATTCTACCAATACCAAAGTACATCGGCGACTTTATTGAAACTGGTCTATTAGAAAAAATACTCAATCTGCCAAATACAATTGCTACTGATGTGAGTGAGATACTGTCATCTTCATTTGGTGGACAATCACCAACAGGTTATTCGAAGTCTTCTAATGCTTCAATCACACGTTACCTCTCAATGCAATGTGAAGCAGCTGAGTTACCATCAAAATCATTAGGCACAACAGACGTTAAGATTTATGGACCAACATTTAAAGTTCCGTTCCAAACACAATATACAGAAACAACATTAACATTTATGTGTACGAATGAGTTTTATGAAAGAAAGTTGTTTGATCGTTGGATGGAAGCTATTATGCCAACCGATACAAACAATTTAAGATATCCAAAAGACGAAGAATCTAGGTATTTAACAAACATTAAAATTATTCAATATGATGACTTTATCAAACAAATTTATGCGGTAGAATTGATTGATGCTTTTCCAGTATCAATTGCCGCACAACCACTATCTTGGTCTGACGATAATTTCCACAGACTAAGCGTTCAGTTTGCTTATCAAAAATATAGAACAATTTACGAAGGCAATTATGATTTGAAAGAGGCAGCTGCATCCATATTTGGATCATGGGCAGCATCCACGATTTTTGGAAATAGAATTTAATTTAAAATGGAGATAGAATGTTACCTAAGATTGATACACCGTTATATGAACTAGAACTACCGCTTCTAAAAAAGAAAGTACAGTTCAGACCATTCTTGGTCAAAGAAGAAAAGATATTGTTGATGGCCATGGAGTCAGAAGATGAAAATTCTGTCGTCTTGGGCATCAAACAGATTATGAGAAACTGTTTGTTATCAGATATTGATATTGAAGATTTACCTATTTTAGATTTTGAATATCTGTTCTTAAACTTGAGAGCTCGTTCCGTAGGTGAGATTATTGATTTACAGTATAAATGTAACAATGATATTCCAGGTTCCGAAGATGATAAAACTCACAAGTGTGGTAACTTAATTAAATTATCTTTTAATGCATTGGAAGTTAAACCACAAATTAATGAAATCAACAGCAAAATTCAATTAACTCCAAAATTGGGTGTAGTTTTAAAATATCCAACATTCAAAGCAATAGAATCAATGTCAGCTGAAAAAGATTTAAGTCCTGCCGAGTTTGTTTCACAAACAGTCATATCTTCAATTGACTACATTTATGATGAAGAAAACATGTATTATGCAAAAGATACACCAAAAGAAGAATTGATGGATTTTGTTGATAGTTTAACAAAAGAACAATTTGGTATGATTCAAAAATTCTTTGAGGACATTCCAAAGTTAACAAAAAAAGTTGATTTTAAATGTAATAAATGTAATTATGAAGAAAACATTGAGATTCAAGGAATCCAAAGTTTTTTCGTCTAATATTTCGTTATGACAGTTTATCTAACCATTTCCAAACCAATTTTGCTCTTATGCAACATCACAAATATTCTTTGAGTGAGTTGAATGATATGATGCCTTGGGAAAGAAATGTTTATGTAACTATGCTGCTTCAGTTTATTGATGAAGAAAACGAGAAGCTAAAACAACAACAACTAGCAAGAAAAAGTAGAAAATAAATGGCAACAAAATTTTCACAATTATACAAACAAGAATT